CCAGTCTGTGGTATTAACAGGTTTTGGTTGAGAGAAGAATAAGTTTTCAAATATTTTTGCTTCTTTCTTAATTTTTTCTAACTCTTGCTCTTTTTTTAAGCGTTTTTGCTTTTCCTTCTTTTTTTCTTCACTAAGACTTGTGAAAAGGTCACCAAGTGATACCTCTCCAATTATTTCTTTATTCTTTTCTTCCGTTTTCTTTTTCTCTTCTCCAATCAGGGAGAAGAAATCTCCTAGGTCACTCATCTGAGAGATGTTTTTTACTATTTAGAACGTGCCATAATCAATAACAAGATGTTCCTCTTTTCCACGTTTTGCAACGGCAACAAATGCTGAAGGAAGTGGTGGTGGAACAGCTGCATTAACAAGTACTGAATCAGCATCCTTCAATTGAAAATCATCTGTGGAAGAATTATAAAACATCACTTGTTTATTTTTACCTGACAAGTTTCCAAAATTTGCATCAGGTTGATTTTGTAAATTTCTAACTCTCATGGTAACCCCGAAAATGAACCACCATCTATACTTGTAATTGTAATATCTATTTCATCATTCAATTGATCTGCAAATGCATCAGGAAGGTCATCATCTGCAACAGACTCAACTAACACATCATCAGCAGTTATTAATACGAATTTATCATTTGTTGTACTATAGGAAACAAGTTGTCCATCTTTAGTCGAATCAAGAGTTCCAAAACTTGTATCATTCATATCCCTAATTTTAGTAGGGAAAACTGATGATGGAACTGCCGTAGAGGTATCTTCGACCTTTTTCTTAATTGATGATGCAGTGGTGTCAGCTTGAGTTGGACTTACCTTTTGTTCTTCCTTCTTTTTTATTAATGCACTAGAAGCCGAAGAAGAAACAACACGTCTTGACGATTGTGAAGACCTCTTGATTACAGGCATTTTTTACTAAGTCGAAATACCAGCAGTTACAATTGCAGAACCCTCAACCATTCTTGAGACAGCTCCTCCAGAAGATGTCAAAATAATATCATAATAATATCTTCCTGGTTTGATTGGTGTCGTGACAGGTGCAGTCATTGCAATAGACACCTCGGAGGTTGTCGTATTGATTCCCACAGTAAAGTCAAAAGAAGTTGGAGATCCTGAGTGTTTCTTTAATTTTGAAACACCAGTGTATCCATTAAGATTGGAAAGAGAACCATCAGACTCAGTTGAAGTAAAACTTTCACTGAAATCTGCACCCTGTGGGATTACAATGTTTATAGCAGGAGTGGCAGCCATCTCTTATCTTTTTAAGTATTTAGATCTTTATTGACGTTCTTTAACATCTTTTGAAGGTCTGCTGTAGAACCAACAAATAATGCATTGTTTGTGACACTAGTGGGTCCTTTATCTTTCTCTTCGTTTACATCTTTTAGTTTCTTTTGAAGATCCATCAACTTATCTGTGGCATCAGAAACGTTCTTAATAAGTTGACCAGCAACCTCATATGCACGAGGCATCTCACTCTCTTGAGCAAGTTCTAGGATACCGTTGATTGCTTCCTGACCTTTTTCAATGATCGAATATAAATTACCCCTGGTATATTCGTAGTCTTTACGGATATCTTCGTTGGAGTTTTCGAATTTTTGGATTTGTTTTTCGACACTTTTAACTTCCTTCTTTACTTCGATGGGTTCAACATCAAAAGTTTCATTGAGCTTTTCATACTTATCCATACTCACCTCACAAAATAGTACCATCAAACCCGAAGTCATCTCCGAGTTCAATCATGGCATTATCGGCAGCGTTGATATTAAAGACCTTTGTTCCACTGACATGGTTCTGAATAGGTGTCCTATCTTGAGCTCTCCTAACGACAATCTTATTGTCGGCGACTGTCTCTACATACATCTCTTCCTGATCCACATAGATGTAAGATCCTTCAGAGATTGCTGACCCATTCTCAACGTCAATCACAGTCTCAGTCATGTCAACGTTTTCTGCGAGAAGTGTCGCAACTACACCATCGTAATCTTTAAGTGCTCTTGGTGTGACCTGATATGTAATATCTCTTTCGTAATTATTACCACCCTTACTACCAGCAACGTAACCGATAGAAACCTTTTTGATGATATCGCTGGAAACGTCTCTGAGAGGACCGAAGACCATGGTCTTGACGGTGAATGTGAAGGTATAAAGAAGAGCTCTTCTTGTATCAAAGTTTCCCTCGTATTCATCTGACATATCAATGTTGTCTAAGACAACAGGGACATTTCTTACCTCATTGAAGTTACCCAGGAACTTAATCGGGAGTGTGTAACCTGGTTGAAAATATGGAACGATTTGTTCTACAATCTGTAACATGTCATCATTCAGTTTTGTGTAAACTGAAAGAACAATCGTCATATTATATGGAACAGGCAGATAAGTCTTTCTTTCCTCAGTTCCATCTAAGGATTTGACGACCATCTGTTGTGTTTGAGTAGTCTTACGTGAAGGATCGTAAGCAAGATTGGTAAACTCAAATGACATTCTTGGAAGTGTCATCTGTGTCGGATGATTCAGATCAGGGTTCTGATTCAACCTTGCAAGAAACTTCTGAGTAGGACCATACGCAAGAGGAACTTTGATAATACTTGTGGTATCATCAGAGTCATCTTTATGCTTGATCTGTATACCGTTAAACATTGATCCAAAACCAATGATAACAGATCTAAAGATCTCGTTGTAAAAATACTCAAACATTATTTTACAGGTATATACCTCTATTTAACAGTTTTGTATCAAGGCATTCCAAATGGATTGGATTGGGAGAAGTCGATGATAACATCAGCAGCTGTTTCAATATTGTCGTTATCTGCAAATGGATCGACAAGATCATCAGTATTGACACCACCAACGATATACTTTGCTCCCGAATCAGATCCAGTCAAGACCTCACCCTCTCTGAATGAACCGTCTATAATACCAACCTCCATTACGTCGGTAACACCATTCCATTCTTTGACTCTTGCAGTCGTTCCTGAAATTGAACCAGTGACGATTTCATTGAATATGAATGTTCCACCAATACCTGTTGCACTATCAACAACAGGTGGATCAATAGAAACAGTTGGTGTGGTGTTGTATCCCTCACCACCATCGATAATGTAAATTGCTGTGACAATACCAGATGCATTGATTGTCGCAATACCAACTGCAAATCTTGAAGGAGTTGGGAACTGAGAACTAAAGTTGTTTTGATTACTACTAAACCTGTATTGAGAGGAACTAAAGAGTGGATACGTTCCAGAAGTTAAACCAATGGATACGTTTGGTGCTTTATAATATCCAGATCCACCATTTGTGACTGTGATGGTTTGAACTGATCCAGCTGTTGATATACCTGCTGTAGCAGCAAATCCAGATCCACCCCCACCATTTACTGTGATTGCTGGAGGCACCGTATATCCACAACCTGCATTTGTGATATTGATTGCAGAGACTCTACCAGACTTACCATCACATGCAGGATATGAATAAGATACCGATGCAATACCAGTAGCTGTTGTTGCACCAGTTGGAGCAGAGGAGAATCCGACAGCTGGTTGAGCAGTGAATCCTTTACCCATATTTGAGAGGTAAATTTTATTTACTGCACCAGAAGCACATATAGTTGCTGTAGCTGTGGCAGATGTACCAGCACCGATAAGATTTAATGTCTGAATATAACCAATTTGTGCGATTTCATCATCAATCTCTGTAATATCAGTATCGATGACTTCATCTTCATATCTAAAGAGTTCACATCTTAACTCATAAACATAAGTCTTCTTGAGTTGATAGAAAGGTTGTTCATGTTCAACAAACTTAATCTCAAACAGTCTATCTCCAAGTGGGAAATAAATCAGATCACCTTCCTTTGGTCTAGTGCTTAATTCAACACCAGAGAGATTTTTGATGAGTGGTGAGATGTAGTTTTCAAATCTTTCTTTCGAGATGACAAGTTGAAGATCATCTCTATTTTCAATACCAAATTTTGAGAGGATAGTTCCTTGACCAGTGTAACCCTCATAGTTATCAATATACGCCTCTAAAGGAAAGGCTTCAGTAAAATTAGATTCGATGACTTCTTTTATGACAGTGTTTGTAGTTGCATACTGTCTTGGAAGATAATGAACCTCAACACCATACATCTGCAACTGTTCGTTGACAAGACTCTGGATTAGGTTTTGTTCGGATCTGGTGCCGTTAAGAAAAAAGGGATTTAACATATGTCATTACCCTATCATGTCAAGAGGTGGTAACTCATATGTGCTCAACATTCTCTCCTGTATACGATCGAGTTCTGCTTGTGCATCGTCATACAATTGTCTTCCATTGAACTCAATACCACCAGGTAATTTAACTCCTTGGAATTTAATCAAGTTCTGACCCCATTGTCTTTTAATAAGGGAGGTCAGATATGGTTTCAAGAAAGAGTCATTATAAACTCTTGGATAATCGTTAGGATCAGCAGTTCTCCAACAATCGATAATAATGAACTCACCAACTCTCAGATTACTCCAATCAACATCAAGATACATCCTATCCTTTCTTTGATTAAATCTGATCTGTTTATGTGTATTCAGAAGGAAGTTCATCGTCTCCAAATACGACATAGCCATTGAGTAACTAAGTAAATCAGTGTTACCCCAGTAGTAGATATCGTTCAGGAACAGTTGATACTTGAAACTGAACATGTTCGATGAGCTGATTGACTGAGCATCATCGTATTGAAATACTTTGTTGATCCCAATGACATTGGGTGGGATCTGAAGAAAGTTACTATTTTCGTAGTATGTGTATGTTGTTGCAGTTCCTACGATATTAGTACTTGCTGATGTCGAA